GCCGCAGGCGCGCTGGAGTCCATCGCTGAGGCGGGCCAGCCTGTCACGCTGCACCGCAAGGGCCCGCCCGGGCCGTTCGTGCCTGGTCAGCCGGTCACGCCCTCCGTGCTCGACTACCCCGGAACTGGCGCGCTGTTCGGCTACAAGCAGCGCGACATCGACGGCACGCTCATCAAGCACGGCGATCAACGCCTGCTCCTGGCGCCGCAGATCGAGGTCGTGCCAAAAACGGGCGACACCGTGACCGTGGGCGCCAAGGTATACACCGTGGTCGATGTCGGGATCGTCGCCCCGGCCGGCGTGGCGGTGCTCTACAAGCTGCAGTTGCGAGGTGTGTGATGGGGTTTGCTGCTGATCTGCGCGCGCTGTGCGAGCGTGCGGGCGACAAGGCCGAGATGGTCGTGCGCGGCGCGGCACTGGAACTGGGTGGCCAGATGGTGGACCGCTCGCCGGTTGACACAGGCCGCTTCAAGAACGCCTGGGTCACGTCCACCGGTGTCGCCGACAAATCCCAGCCGGAAGGCGCGGACAAGTCCGGCGCCAGGGCCCTTGCCGCCCTGAACGAGAAGGTGGCCGGCTGGAAAACTGGACAGACCATCTGGATCCTGAACAACCTGCCATATGCGAAGCGCCTGGAATACGGTTGGTCTCAGCAGGCGCCCGGCGGCATGGTCCGCCTGGCCGTGCAGAACTACTCCCAGGCCATCAAGAAGGCCGCAGACCAAGTGAGGCGCACATGAGCATCGTTGCCATCGAGACCGCGCTGGAAGAACGCCTGCAGACGCTACCCACGCCGCCGCCCATCGCCTGGGAGGACGTGGCCTTCGAGCCGACGACCGGCCAGGGCTATCTGCGCGTGCACCACCTACACAACCACCCGCGCGACCTGTTCATCGAAGGCGGGCCGGCCGAGCTGCCGGGAATCTTCCAGGTGGATGTGGTGTGGCCCGCAGGCCGGGGCAAGGTCGAGGCGAAGCAGATGGCTGAGCACGTGGCTGCACTGTTCGGCCCGGTCCAGATCCTCGATGCGGGCAACCATCGCATCGAACTGGCGCAGACGCCCGCCATCGCTGGTGGCATGCCCGACGAAGGCTGGTACACGGTGCCGGTCTCCATCAACTGGCGGGCCATGCCGGCCTGATCTCCCACATCTGAAAAGCTGAGCCGCCTTCGGGTGGCTTTTTTTGTGCCCGCGAGGGCGTATACATGCCCGCATCTCGCGGGCTTTTTCATCGAAAGGCCCACCATGGCGCGTACACCTAACGGGACGATCACGTCCGTTGCAACCGTCCTCGCGACGGCAAAAACTATCTCCGCCATCACCAACGCCGCAGAGGCAGTGGCATCGAGCACCGCTCACGGCTACAGCGTCGGTGACGTGCTGTTGATCTACAGCGGCTGGGGTCGTCTGAACTTCCGTGCCGCGCGCGTCAAGACTGTGACCACGGACTCCTTCACGCTGGAAGGCATCGACACCAGCAACACGGAGCTGTTTACGCCTGGCAGCGGCGCCGGCTCCGCGCGCAAGGTCACCACCATGGTGGACCTGGACCGCACCATGAACCACTCCAGCTCCGGCGGCGACGCCAAGACGGTGAACGTGAAGTTCATCGAGTCGGACGTGGAAATCGTGCTGAACGACGGCTTCAACGCCGTGCAGCGCACATTCGACATGGACGCCGACATGATCGGCACGCCGGCATACACCGCGCTCAAGATGCTGTCGGACACCAACGCCGACACCGTGGTGCGCCGCCGCGCCAAGACTGGCGCCGTGTCGCTGATCCCGGCCAAGGTCTCCTTCAACGAGGAAGAAACCCTCACCGAAGGCCAGGCTGTGACCGTCAAGGGCACGTTCAACGCCCAGAACATCAGCACGCGCTACGCCGCCTGATCCACAGCCCGCCGCTTGACGGGCGTCTCTTCGCCCGCCTGGGCATCCCCTTGCACCGACGCAGCCGCTTCGCTCCTTCAGCGGGGCGGGCGGTTGCGCACGGGCATTCATCTTCCTCCGCTGAAAGAACTCAATCATGGCCAAGCCTGCAACCAAGTCCATCGCCGCATCCAGCATCAAGAGCCTGGGCGGCGCCGCTCCGACCTTCGAACTGCCCGTGACCATCGCCCGCCGTGACGGCACCAATGCCGTGATCACGCTGCAGGCCAAGGGCATGCGCAAGTCCGAGTGGGCCGCGCTGCGTGACGAGCACCTCAAGGTGCTGCGCGAGACGGACAAGCCCATGGAGGGCGATTTCTCCTTCGCTGCTCTGGTGGGCGAGCGCGCCAAGGAAGCCCTTTCCGTGGTGCTCAAGGGCGCCGCCGGCTGGGACCTGGATGACGACTTCACCACCGAAAACCTGGCCGAGTTGGAGGACGTGATCCCCGGCTCCGTGCAGGCGATGCTGGTCGCCCTCGACTCCGCACTGTTCCACGGCCGCCTGGGAAACTGAAGGCCATCGCCCGCGCGCTGTTTGAACCACCCATTACCGAGCAAGAAGCCAGGGCAGAAGGCTTCGAGCTGGAGGACTACGAGACCAGCATCGTAGAGGTGTGGCCAGACAACGAGCAGGCGTATGAGCTGTTCCGGCGCGTGGGCACGCGCTGGGCGATTCCCCCCATGGGCGGCGTGCCGATTGGCCTGCGCTGGGAGGCCATGTATCCGCTGATGGATCGCATGGGCCTGGACGCAGACGACTGGAACGACCTGCACGACTGCCTCATGGTGATGGAATGCGAAGCCATTGCGGCGATGCATGAGTTCGCGCCCAAGGACAAGACATAGAGCCGCCTCCGGGCGGCTTTCGCATTTCAAGGCTCGCTTCGGCGGGACTTTTCTTTTGTGAGGCCGCCATGGCAGAAGATGTAGCAAGCATCGGCGTCAAATTCGAGACCGATGACATTGCCCGCGGCAAGGCGTCGCTCGAAGCGCTGGCTCAACAAGGCCCCAAAGTCGAGAAGGCAATGGCCGGCGTCGAGGGCGCGGCCGCCAAGACAGGCAAGAGCCTGAAGACCCTGGGCGAGGGCGCCGGCAAGGGGCTGGACGACATCGGCAAGACCGCGCCCAAAGCCGCAGATGGCGTGGGCCGTGTGGCCAAGAGTGCCGACGACGCCAAGAAGGCGCTGGCTGGCATCGGTTCGTCGGCCGCCAATCTCGGCCAGGTCTCCAGTGCCGCTGCCGCCTCGGCGCGCGGCATGGCCGGCTTCAGCGCCGCCCTGCAATCGTCCCAGAAGACGCTGCTCGACCTGCAGGCGCAGGTGCGTGCTGCTGCAGCTTCCGTGGCGCAGCTTGGCGGAGCCGTTGCCACTGCACTGCCGTCCATGCAGGCCGTGGTCAAGGCGCAGTCCGATGCGGCCAAGAGCGCTCTGGACATGGGGGCTGCGTTCAAGGGCTCGGCCGATCAGATGCGCGCGTATTCGGCATCGTCGGCTGGCGTAGCTGATGCCAGTGCGAAAACAGCCCGCTCCCTGGATGCCACCGCTACCGCGGCGCGCGCCTTCACGACTGCGATGGCTGTGGCAGGTGTTGGCTTCGGCGCGAACGAGCTGATTGCCATGGTGGACGGCTACACCAAGTTCACTGCGCAGCTTAAGCTGGCAACGAAGGGCGCTTCGGACTACGGCGTCGCCATGGTGTCTGTGAAACGCATCGCTACCGACGCGCAGCAGGGCCTGGGCGAGGTTGGAACGCTGTACGCCCGCATTGCCAACGGCACAGCAGAGCTCGGCCTGAACCAGCGCAAGCTGGCAGACATCACCGAGACCGTCTCGCTCGCCCTGAAAGTCAGCGGTGCAACCGCGTCCGAATCGTCCTCGGCCATGCTGCAGCTGTCCCAGGCCTTTGCCTCTGGCGTGCTGCGCGGGGAAGAATTCAACTCGGTCAACGAAGCCGCCCCTCGTCTGATGAAGGCGCTGGCGGATGGCATCAACGTGCCAGTGGGAGCGCTGCGCAAGATGGCGGAGGAGGGCAAGCTCACCTCCGCCGTCCTGTCCGAAGCACTGCCGAAGGCCCTGGGCCAGCTGCGTGAGGAAGCCAAGGAAGTCCAGACCATCGGCGGCGCCTTCACGGTGTTGAAGAACAACATCATGGAGATGGTGGGCGCGCAGTCCAACGCTAGCGGCACGACCAAGGCGTTTGCCGCGGGCATCAACGCACTGGCCAACAACCTGGATCTGCTGGCCGCTGCCGGCGGCGCCGTGGCTGTGGTGTTGGGGGCGCGCTTCGCCGCCTCGATCACTGCGTCGGGCGTGGCCTTTGCTGCATCTGCGGTGCAGGCTGCCCGCTATCAGGCCGCCCTGGCCAGCATGGCTGGCGTCAGCACGACCGCTGCGGCTGGCCTGGTCACCGTGGGCGCTGCCGCACGCGGCGCATCCGCCGCCATGTCTCTGCTCGGTGGACCGGTCGGCGCTGTGCTAACCGCTGTTGGCTTGGCTGCAACCGCCTTCTACACGTTTGGCGACAGCGCCAGTGCGCTTGCCAAGAGCATCGGCGGCCTGGATCAGCCCCTAGAAGACCTCAAGCGCAAGATCGACGCACTGCCGCCAGAGAAGCGCATCTCCATCATCATGGAGATCAAGGAAGACGCCGTGAAGCAGGCCAAGACGGCCGAGGCGTCTTTCGTGGAGCTTGGCAACTCCGTCATGGGAGCCTTTACGGGCATGGGTGCAGCAACCGGTGCATCGATGAAGGAGATCCAGGAGTTCAACGACCGGCTGCGTGAAGCGCAGCGGACGGGCGCCGACATGACGCCCATCCTGATGGAGGCAGCCAAGGCCGCGAGCGTCCCTCAATCCACTCTCAAGACATGGCTGGACTTGGCGGCCAATATCCGGGCGGCAATGAGCGCGGCCAGGGACAGCAGCAATGCGGCCTCGGCAGCAGAGTCTGGAATAGGTAGCCCCGGGCAATCCATGTCTCCAGGAGCTTCGGAGGCGGCGTGGGCGAAGCGGCAAGAGGCCGCCCGCCAAAAGCTGCTGGAGATCAGTGCGCGCCAAAACGGGATCACAAAGCAATTCCGCGACGACCTTGCCTCCTACGAGGAAGGCCTGATCAGCGGGGTGCTGTCGGCGGAAGCATACGCGGCAGCTGTCACCAAGGCCAACCAGAAGCGCTACGAGGGGACAGAGGCCGGCAAGGAAGCTGCAAAGCAGGCTCGTGCCGGCGCCGCAGCGACCAAGACCGAAGCATCGGCTTATGCAACCCTTCTGGCCTCCTACCAGGCCAAGATCGACCTCAACCGTGAGGAGGTTGAGTTCACGGGCCGGCTGAACGAAGCGCAGAAGGCGGAGATCAAGCTGGATGCGGACATCGCCGCTGGCAAGGTCAAGCTCTCCCGCGCGCATGAGGCCGAGCTTCGAGCACGCATCGCCATCTGGAAGGAACAGGAAAAGGCTAAAGACCAAGCCAAGCTGGAGGTCGGCTACTACCAGGAGCAATCCGCCGCCGCCCAGCAACTGGCCGACGACTACGTGAAGCAGTCGAAGGCCAAGGAAGCTGTGCGCGTCGCCAGCGACCGGGCCGATAACGAGTTGAACGACCAGCTGGCGCGCATGGAGCTGGAGGTCTCGCTTATCGGGAGGTCCGCCGCTGCGCGTGAGCTTGCTGTCGCTCAGCTTGACGCAGAGATTGAACGTCGGAAGGCGCTCCAGGCGCTGGACGAAAATCTCAACCTGGACGAGCCCGACCGTGAAGAGGAGCGCATCCGCATCAACACTCGCTACGCCAAGCGGGTCGCCCTGGCGCAGCAGAAGGTCTTCGTCTCCGAATGGGACAAGACCAGCCAGATGGTGAGTGACACGCTCACCGACTACATCATGCGGGGTGGCGAGAATGCCGCCGAGTACCTGAAGCGCCTGTTCTCGACGTTGGTTCTGCAACCCATCGTGCAGTACGGCGTCAGCTCGCTGTTCGGCATGGGTGCGCCGGCCGCTGGAGGGGCCAGCGGCGGCCTCAACCCCTTGAGCATGCTCAGCGGCGGCAAGTCCGCCATGGGCCTGTTCGGTGGCGGCGCCGGCGCGGGCTTCATGAACGGCCTGAGCGCCTGGGGCAGCGGCGGCAGCGTCACGGGCGTGCTGTCGAACCCCGGCCTGTACACGGGCGCGGAGCTGCTGGGAACGGTGGCGCCGATCCTGTTGGGCGGCATTGCGCTGTTCAAGATACTGTCCGGCGACTGGTTCGGCAGCCGCGGACCGAACCACTCGGGCGGCGTGGCCTCCACGGCGACGACTGACCGCGACCTGGCCGTCAAGCAGGTGCTGGGGACTGACGCCTGGGGCAACACCCTGACCGACTTCACGACGCGTGGCAACAAGGACATCGACAAGCAGCTGCAGACCACGGTCAACGGCATGCTCGACATGTACAAGGCGCTGGCCAAGATAGGCGGCGTCAACGCGCGTGAGATAGACATCGCGGCGGGGTTTTCCACGAACCCCAAGCACGGCGACGAAGGGGCCATGGGCTTCTTTCAGATCCTCGACAAGCAGACCGGGGAGGTGCTCAAGAAGTTCAAGGACCGCGAGTTGGACACCGACCCCCAGAAGGCCTGGGCTCAGTTTGTAGGTCAGATGGGCGGGGCACTCGTTGAGGAGATCAAGAAGGGCGACATCCCCGGCTGGATGCGTGAAGAGCTCGACACCCTTGGCGACAACGTCACGGTTGAGGGCCTGAATGCGGTGATCCAAAAGATCGCCGTCATTGATATGGCCTTCAAGGGCTGGGCCGATACCCTGACCGGCTTCGCGAACCTCACCGCCAAGGCGCAGACCGAGCTGCTCAAGTTCAGCGGGGGCATCGAGGCGCTGGCCGGCAACGTGAACGCCTTCTATGCCGGCTTCTACTCGGAGCAGGAGCGCGCCGAGATCTTGCAACGGCAGGTCCGTGACCAGCTCAAGGGGCTGGGCGTGGACATCGACCCCGCAGGGGGCGAGGCCGCGAAGAAGGCATTCAGAAAGCTGATTGAAGACGCTTTGGCGTCGGGCAACACGGAGCTGGCGGCAAAGCTGCTGGCACTGGCGCAGCTGTTTGGTATCGCGGCGGACTCAGCCCAAAAGGCTGCGGAGTCTGCGGCAGACGCCGCCAAGACAGCAGCAGACGAAGCCGCGAAAGCTGTGGAGGAGGCGCGCCAAAAAGCCAAGGATGCTGCTGTCGCGAACTTCGAGGCTGCGGTCAACCGGGAGAAAGAGTACTGGCAGGGTGTGCTGTCCAGCTCGCAAGAGGCTGTGCAGGCGATCACCAGCATCCTGAACCCTGTGAAGCAGGTGGCCAAGGAGCTGTTCGGGAGCATCGAGTCGGCGGGCCAGATGCAGGCGGTGCAGGGGATGCTGTACATCGAGCGGGCCATTGCTGGCCTGCGCGGTGGCGCCAAGCTCTCCAGCTTCGACGGCCTCACGGATGCGATCAGCGCGGCGCGCGGCGGCATCACATCGGGCCGCTACGCATCGCAGTTCGAGCGCGACCGGGATGCCCTGGTGCTGGCCAACCAGCTGTCGCAGATCGCTGGCTACGGTGACACCCAACTCAGCGTCGAGGAACGGCAGCTCAAAAACTCGCAAGAGCAGCTGCAGCGCCTGGACAAGACGCTGACCTACTGGCGCGACCTGCTTGACGACAACAAGGCTCAGATCGACGCAACGCTTTCTGTCGAGGCTGCAATCAAGAACCTTGAAGCCCTCATGTTTCCGAAGACGCCAGCGGGCACTGGGTCAAAGCCGGGCGGTAGCGGAGGTGGCGGCGCGCAATTGGGCGGGGGGCGTGACGACGATTTCGGCGCTCCTGTGTTCGACCCCGACAAGGCGACGCTCACGTACCCAGACGGCTCTGTGCATTACCTGACTCCAGATGAGCTTTATTTCCACAAGCTCATCCGAGAGAACGGGGGAGGCGTTCCGGGGTTTGCCGTTGGAACCAACTATGTGCAGAGGGACATGCTGGCCCAAATCCACGAGGGCGAGGCCATCGTGCCGAAGGCGTTCAACCCTTGGGCAGGTGGCTCTGGCATCGGCGGTGGAGGCCTGGAACTGCTGGTCCAGCAGCTGTTGTCAGAAGCGGTGCAGAGCCGTGAGGAGCGCCGGCAACAGGCTGGCGAGATTGTGCGCCTCAATGCCCAGATCGCGCGTCTGCTGCAGCGTTGGGATGGAGATGGCATGCCGCATGAACGAGAGGAGGCAACTGCATGAGCATTTCTCAGCTCACGGTCGTCGCGCCACTGACGGTAACGCCAGCCATGCTGGTGAGCACCGATGTGCCGGAGAACGACTATCCAGAGTGGGCGGCCGGGACGACCTACACGAAGGGCCAGCGGGTGATCCTCGCAGCCCAGCACAAGGTCTACGAGAGCACGGCGGACAGCAACACGGGCAACAACCCCGCGACGCCGTCCGCCGAGCCCAAGTGGGTTGAGGTCAGCCCGACCAACCGCTGGAAGCCCTTCGACAAGTCGGTCAGCAGCCAGGTCAAGCAGGCCAACAACATCAGCTATCGGATCAAGCCGGGCCAGGCGATCACATCACTTGGCCTGCTCAACGTCGCGGGCGCCACAAGCATCCGCGTGCGTGTGATCGATCCGACCTTCGGCACCGTGTACGACGAAACCACGTCGATGGCGCCTGTTCCAGCTGATGCCGACTGGTGGCAGTGGTATTTCGGGGTTCGCGCAACGCCCACGCAGGCGCTGCTGCAGGACCTTCCGAGCTTTCCGATGGCCGACATCCTCATCGACATCGTTGGGACTGCGGATCTGGCGGTCGGCGTGATCTTGATGGGGCAGACCCGGGTGTTTGCCCTGGGTGTTCGGGCCGGCGCGCGCCTGGGGATTCAGGACTACTCGCGCAAGGAGCGGACCGAATTCGGTGACGTTGTGCTTGTGGAGCGGAATTACGCCAAGAGGGCAGCTTTCCAATTGCTCCTCGAATCCAGCGAAGTGGATTCGTTCAATGCCTTCTGCGCCTCTGTGCGGGCCACGCCATGCCTCTGGATTGGGTCTGACCGATTCGAGTCCACGGTGATCTATGGCTTCTACAAAAACTTCGAAATCATCCTGTCCTATTACGACTATGCGGACTCTGAACTGGAACTGGAGGGCCTGACATGACGGAACCCGTCAATCCAACACTCATCACGGAATTGCCGCCGGCACCTGCGCCAACCGATACGCCAGCCGTATTTAGCGAAAAGGCATTTGCGACCGTGGCGGCCCAGGTGACCATGGTGCAGCAGATCAACGCTGAAAACGCCAAGGTCTATCAGAACGCTACTGCGGCGAATGAGCGGGCCGTGGCGGCGGATGCGTCCAAAAGCGCGGCGCAGGCGGCGGCAGGAACGGCAACCACAAAGGCCGGCGAAGCAGAGGCCAGCGCTACGGCTGCGGCCGGGTCAGCCTCAGCCGCATCCACGTCAGCAGGCAACGCTGCAGGCTCAGCCACGGCTGCCGCAGGATCGGCATCGGCAGCAGCAGGGAGCGCCACGGCGGCGGCTGGGTCAGCCACGGCGGCGAACACGGCGAAGACCGGGGCAGAGGCTGCGCGCGACGCGGCGCAAGGCTTCCGCGACCAGGCCGCCGTCTTCGCATCCGAGCAGATCAAGGGCAGCAGCACGACGAGTGTGACGCCCGGGGCTGGGGCCAAGAGCTTCACCATCGAGGCCAATCGCTCGTTCGTCGTGGGCATGTACGTCGTGGCCACGTCCACAAGCGACCCCGCAACGTCGATGAGCGGCTACGTCCAGAGCTACAACCCCACGACCGGCGCGCTGGTCATCGGGGTGGACATGTTCTCGGGCGCGAGCGCGAAGGCGGACTGGGTGATCGGTGTGGCCGCGCCTGGCGCCGCCTCAGGCCTCACGCGCCAGGTGGTCACGGCCAACACGACATGTGTCGCGGGAGTGCTCTACATCATCGCGGCAGCAGGTATCACGCTCACCCTGCCGGCCTCCTGGGCTGCTGGCGACAAGATCGGGTTTGTCGAGGTGATCGGCAATGGCGTGCTCTACAACGTTGCCTGGGGTTCAACGCCCCTGCGCGGCCGCGCCATGGGAACTCAACAGATGTCCGCGATGTATTCGGCATCCGGCGTCCTCACATATCACGATGCAACAAGGGGGCTTG